ACTTTTTAGCCATCCAAGCAGAAGCACCCATGTATGCCCCTACTATACCAGCACCTGAGATATAGAACAAATTACTCACATCAGACAAAGCATCTACTCGCTCAACATCAACAAAAAACATAGCCAAGGTAAAGCCGCCCATAGCTACTAGCGTTGCGGTTGCCATGCGTCTTTGTGCTCGTTGCTTGCGTAAATCATGCTCTGCCTGCCGCATCTCTTTTGCGTGCGCCAGTTCATCATCTGTGATTACGCCATCACCATCCAAATCATATTCTGCATAGCTAGTATCTTGCTCAAACTTTTTGGCCATGGTTACTTCCTCTGCTGAACATAAAGCCAGATAACAAAAAATATCATGCCCAGCGTTAGTATTGCCAGACCAATGATAGCTACAATCTCTATGAATTTTCTTCTGCGTTCACGCTGCCGATAGATAGTCTCTTGGCGTTCCTTGCGTATCTTTACTTCCATACGCACAAGTTCTTCCCAAGTGCCAGACTTACAAGTGTATTGAATAAGCTGGCGTAACTGGTCACGCTGCTCATTCACTTTCTTTTTGTTCATGACAATCTCTAAAGCTTCCTGCTCTACAGACTTGCCAGCAAACAGCTTCTTAAATATAGGCGGGTTCTTAGCTTCCTTCTCTGCCTGCTCCAAGTCAGACAAAGCCCCCATCCACCGGGAAAGGTCGCCAACCATAGACTCTATGTCACGGCCTATCTGGAAACCTTTTTTAAGGGCTGAGAAAGCTGTTGATGCAGCAGCAATGGCAGTCATCGGATCGGGCATTAGTAAATCTCCACGCTGCCTTTCTCTACATGCTGCGGGACGCAGTAAGCTGTCACCCTGTCCTTCGGGTCAATGCCAGCTAGGCTGCCGTAACTACCAAATCTTTTTGCTACCTCTGATGCAAAATAATTACAGTCAATGATGCTTTCAAAATACATTGTGTTACTGACTTGCCTACGGTCATCGCCAACTCCCAGATAGACCAGCAATAGAAACACATGAATCATACAATGTTGACAAAAGCCTCTAAGAGCATAACAGCTACACCAGCAAATGTTCCAAACACCGCCATCTCAAGCCGCTTGATGCGGGTAATAGTCTCACGCCAGCGTTCAGCGCACACAGCCTCATGTGTGTCTATCTGGCCCTTGACTGATGTAACTGTTGGTTTGCTCATTGCTAGCTCCTATCTCCAACGTGGTCCTTCAAACCAAGCGACCAAAGATTTTCTAGTTCCCTCAGTAACAGGCTTTACCCTGTGATACAGATAGCTAGGGAACACAACTACTGAACCTTTGTTTTTATTTTCTTTCGGAAGCTGCTCAACTTCTGAAAATTCAAACTCTCCGCCTACATATTCTTCTGGAGAAGAAAGCTGAATAGTTAAAGATAGCTTTCTATCAAAGGCCATATCTTTGTCCCACATAGTATCCATGTGCCAATCATAGTGACCTTCATTTGTGCCATAGTATTCAGTGTATTGCGCTTCGCAGTATTCTGTTATGTTAAAACCAAAAGCACTTCTGTTTGCTTCCAATGCAAAGGCCCATAGAGTTCTTCTAATTTCAGGGTCAGTTATCCATCTTACTTCGGAACGCCTATGTTCTTTATTTATGGTTCCTTTATCAGAAACACCGGCTGTTTGTTTTTTATATTTCTGACAAGTAGAAATCATCTTATCAATAGTTTCTTCTGAAATAGCACTATCCCAGAATTGCCACATTGGTCTCATTTACAAATCCTTATAATCAAAATGCTTTACTAAACAAACGCTGTATAGGTTACTTTTGCGTCAGTTTCATTATCACATATAATTTCTTCTGATTCATGGAGATAGTGGCTTGGAAATATTACACCCGTCCCTTGCTCACAAGAAATTTTGTGATTAAAGTCAACAAGCACTAAATCGCCACCAGTAAATGTTTTAGGCATAGGCCAGATAAGCATTGTCAATGACGAAATATCTCTGTGAGGTTTGTAATAATTTCCTTTTTTATATTCGCTTAACAGAACATTAATTCCTTCACTGGATTTAAAATAGTTCATTGCACTTCTTATGGGGAAAATTTGTCCGCTTATTTCTTTAAATATTTTTTCAAAAATCCTGCCAGCCGGAGACATGAAAGAATATTGTGGCGCATAAACATCCACCAAAAAAATTCCCCTGTTTTCTTTTAGTCTATTGCCATAGCTATCATTTGCAGAATATGTTTTGTCTGCTCCCTCCAGTTTGTCCTTTAATAAAGAATACTCGTTAATTAACTGGTTACAATCTATGTTACTTAAATAGATGATGTCTTTTTCTTCACAGTATTCATAACTAAAATTTTTCATAAAGCACTCATATTGTAGGCCAAGTAACATTAGCCCAAACATAACGGCGGGCTGTTTCATCCCAAGTCCGGTAAGCATTAGGATAGTTGGCAGGTAAATCGCGCAAAGCCTGTCGGTAAGCCAGTTGTTCTGCACTAGATGTCCGGTCAGGCAGAACCATCCAATCGCTTGCTGTAAGCAAAGAATTGCGTTCTTCTCTAAGTCTTGTCATAGCATCCTCACCAACAATGTCTGCTGGTGGTATATAGTCAGCGACTGGGCCAAAATCACCAGCCACTGCACGATTGTAAATTTCAATCCCGTGAGACTCTACATCTAATGGATTAGCTGTAAATGGTGAATATTCTTCATCGCTAATATGGTTGAAGTTGACTTCTATATCAATCATGGTTTGAGCAGCATCTGCCCATTTTGGATTTCTTGCGTTTGTATATGTAATGTTCATTTAACTAATCCTATGCCATACAGTGACTCTTTGTTGAGCAATTGCTGTGCGAGTAACTCCATGAATCCTCCAAGTTCCCGTGTTCGGGTAGCCCTGAAATTGTCCATTAGCGTTTGCGTAAGATACACCAGTCCCCGCAAAAGTTCCTCCTGAATTCTGGCTAGCACCCCCATCCTGATAGCCCATGATATATGACCCAACATTACTTATAGGTGATACAGGTGTTCCTGACGGGCCAGTAGGGCCGGTTGGACCCGTTGGTCCGGTTGGACCTGTCGGACCCGGAGGGCCAGCAGAACCCGCAGGGCCAGTCGGTCCAGTTGGTCCAGTTCCCCCTGTAGGGCCAGTTGGACCCGGAGGACCAGCAGCACCATCAGCACCATCAGAACCCGCTGGGCCTGTCGGGCCTGTTGGGCCTATCCCACCTGTTGGCCCTGTTGCACCAGTAGGGCCAGTTGCACCTGTTGGACCTGTCGATCCTGTTGGGCCTTGCAGTGCAGCATTTGTTATTGTGCCTTTGCGTATTACAGAAGCACTGCTGTCATAAACAAGAACCTCATCTGCGCCTTGAAATGATGTTTCAGCAGTGGCGTTTGTAATATCAATCTGCTCAGCAGATACTTTACCAGTGTCATCAACGACAGTTGTTGCGCCTACCTTAAAAGCCATTAGATTGTTCCTTCTGAGATTACATCGCCAGTTACAGTTAAATTGCCAGATGAATCTAGTTTCATCTTGCCAACCCCGCCGTAGCTAATAACCAGTTCATTAGATACGACTTCAACCTTCCAATCACTAGTGCCTGTGTCAATAGTAAAGCTGTCGGCATTAGCGTTGCCAGTTACATCGATGCCTGTGTCGGTAGTGGCAAACTTGGGTGCGTTGTCGTAATATACAGTTACTGCCCCGTTTGCATTTGCAACAAGCATAGTTTCCGTATCTGTGGTATCCTTCAACCTAATGCCACCAGACAAAAGATTTAGCGGCCCTACGCCTTGGTCAGAGATGTATGACCCAGACCCATCATGGTAAATCTGCAAGTCATTGCTAGCACCAAACTGAGCCTTGTCGTTGTCGCCAAAGTTGATGTCGTTGCCATTGGTATCAAGGTCGCCGCCAAGGCTTGGGGTTGCGTCAGCCGATACGGAAGCAATCCCCGGTGCAATACCTTGCCAAGCAGAGCCATCATAGTATTTAAGCTGTGAAGCTGTAGTGTTGAAGGCCAAATCACCAGCATCAAGGCTAGTAGCTGGATCAGAAGAAGCAACACGATAGCGTTCTGCAAAGCTGTTCACGCCACTGATGTTTGTGGCAACCGTATTTACATTGGTAATGTCTGTGGCCACTGTGCCAATGTCTGTCGCATCTGCGGCTACTGCGGTAACATCGCTGCTAATTCCAGCTACTGTAGTAACATTGCCAGAGATACCAGCCACTGTCGTAACATTGCTAGATATCCCAGCAACTGTAGTAATATTGGCAGATATTCCAGCTGCTGTAGTAACATCAGATGATATACCAGCGACTGTTCCAACATTGTTGGTTGGAGATATTTGACCAGCTACCGTAGTAACATCGGCAGATACGCCAGCAACCGTGGTTACATTTGCGCTAACACCAGCAACTGTTGTGACATTAGAAGAAATCCCTGCAACAGTTCCAATATTTGCAGAATCACCAGCCACTGTAGCTATATTGTTTGTTGGCGTAATCTGTCCAACTATTGTAGTGATGTTTGAATCGGCAGCAGCTACTGTATTTACATTTGAAATGCTGCCAGCCACAGTCCCAATATCTGTGCCATCGGCAGCAACTGTGCTTACATCAGAAGATATACCAGCAACTGTAGTGACATTGCCTGATATTCCGGCAACTGTTGTGACATTTGCAGATACGCCTGCTACAGTAGTTACATTTGCGCTAATTCCAGCTACTGTGGACACATCGGCAATGTTTGTGCCTACAGTATCA